TAGGGATCAGATCCCCTCCAGTGGCTTACCAAAGGCCACGTGTACGACGGGAGGCTACTTCACAGTAGAGCTCCGCCAATGAGTCTTCCGCTGGTAGCGGAAGACCTGACTCTTGGACTCTGCCATCTGGCCCTTAGGGCAGGGAGACAGAAATCCAGGAGATCTCAGTTTGCGTCCGAAATAAGCTCGATGGTGGTCGTCACTATCTGGATAAACCAGAACAGTGCTTCCAACAATAGAGCGTAATCGAACGCTGTCGGATCGGTCAGGATCATCCCAGACATAGAACTCGCTGATAAAGTATTCATCATACTCTACTAGCGGGCCGATGTCGGGGGTAAATCTTCGTCCGAAACGACGACGGCATTCGTCTCGTACAATGCTAGCTGCTTCCACAAACTCATCTCTGAGGTTGAGGCGTATGCCAGCACGAACAAGACGATTGTGAAGGTGCACGTAATCAATAGGTCTATGGCACTCATCTTTCTGATAACATGGAGTAGTCTCCACATTATCAAAGAAGTGAACGCCACAAGACTCAAAGAAACGAGACCCTTCAGTAAATGACTTATCGTGATTAACATTGAATCCGGCCCAGTTAAGGATTTCCGTAACTCGACCGTAATCTACGTTCTTCACGACAAGGTCATCCCCGTAGACTGAGATCACGTCACCTTCGCAGACCGCACTAAGAAGGGCAAAGAAGATCAGACTCTCTAATTCAAAAGTAAAGGCATTGCCCATACTAGAGAACTTCGAGAGAACGAACCTTCTTTGGTCTTTCCCAAACCTAGTGGCAGGACTACGGAGGTCGTTAAGCACCTCGAACCACTCACGTGGTAGGAGAAGCTTAACGAGAGACGTGCAGAGCGTGTCGCTAGCCATGCTAAGATCGATGGTCGACAGACCATCTCTCAAAGCACGACTAGCTAGATCTTGATTGATCGTCTGGTCATCAAGATCAACGCTGAACATCTTCAGACGCTGTCGGATGTAGCGACCGATTCCTTGTTGAACAAAGCTGTTCAACGTGGGCTCGGCAGCTATACTCCTGTGCGTCTTGGAGTTCTTTGGCACCATAACCATGCGGTTGGCGTCAACGATCTTTAGATCGTTGAAGCCTCCCACCAGCTCCTGAACATACCTGTCGCCCGTTAGGACGGCACAAACATGCGGAAGAGCTTGGATGGTTACGGACGGTCGTACATATTTTTCGGCATGCGTGGTCCCGCGGCGTAAATCCGCGGTCGCACCGTTGCCGAACCGGCACAGCTCAACAATGCGTTCAGGATCCCAACGTCCCAGAATGGAGGCGACTTTTCGCTGAGCAGCCACTATGGCGCTCGGCGCAACCGAATAAACACCGGTTGCAGCCTCTTTTTCTAGACGTTGGTTCGTTCTGAAACACTGTTGCTCGGCTTTCAGCCAAGCGTCGAGGGCAGTCCTGGTGAGATCTAATCCCGTCTTCAACCCCTTCCACTTTCGCAGAAAGGAGAAAACGACATAGTCTCGTTTGAACTGATCGACTGAACCGTACGCATTCGGATCAAGATCGAATTTGGCATACGCCAAGTCCGACATCTCCCCGAATGTGGGTCGAAGGCACTTACGCAAAGAGGTCATCACTGATCTCTCGACGCTCCCAAAGCGTTGCGTTCTCTTCAAGGTCTGTCTCCCTTACGAGAGCCAGATCTGATTTTCAACCACGGACGTGACTTGCGTCTCGGCCAGGAGGTTGGAAATCATCTTCCGCAAATCTTTGCGGTTCTGAAGAGTTGCGCGCTCCGGAACAACGAACTCCACGTAGACACGCGGAATGTACGAAACGGTCGGCGCGGGCGCGATCCCGGT